ATTACCTTCAATGAGGTCAATGCAGTTCGCGGGTAAACCAATTGAAATTTCTCCAAACCGTATCTACAACTGTGCGTTTGCACCAATTGATGATTGGAGAGTGTTCTCAGAAATCATGTTCCTATTATTAGGTGGAACAGGTGTTGGTTACTCGGTTCAGAAACATCACGTAGATGCACTACCTGAAATTAGAAAACCAAATAGAGAAAGAGGTAGAAGATGGTTAGTTGCCGACTCAATTGAAGGTTGGGCTGATGCTGTTAAGGTGTTAGTTAAATCATACTTCTTCGGAGGTTCACACATTGAATTTGATTTCAGCGACATCAGACCAAAGGGTGCAAGATTAATTACATCAGGTGGTAAAGCACCTGGTCCTCAACCACTTAAAGAATGTCTGATTAAAGTTGAAGGGATTTTAGATTCAAAACAAGATGGTGAGAGATTAAGACCAATCGAAGTTCATGATATTGTTTGCCATATTGCAGATGCGGTATTGGCGGGTGGTATCAGAAGAGCTGCACTTATCTCTTTATTCTCTGCAACTGACGAAGAAATGATTGGTTGTAAGAGTGGTCCTTGGTGGGAGACAAACCCACAGAGAGGTAGGGCTAACAACTCTGCAGTTCTTATGAGACACAAAATCACCAAAGAATACTTTATGGACCTTTGGAAAAGAATTGAAGCAAGTGGAGCTGGTGAACCTGGTATCTATTTGAGCAACGACAAAGATTGGGGAACAAACCCATGTTGTGAAATTGCTCTTAGACCATTCCAGTTCTGTAACCTAACTGAGGTTAACGTATCTAACGTTGTATCACAGGAAGATTATGAAGATAGAGTTAGAGCTGCTTCATTCATCGGAACACTACAAGCGGGATATACGAACTTCCACTACCTCAGACCAATATGGCAAAGAACAACAGAAAAAGATGCTCTAATCGGAATTTCAATGACGGGTATCGGTTCAGGTGCAGTATTAGGGTTGAATATGAAATCTGCAGCTAAAGTTGTTAAAGAAGAAAACAAAAGAGTTGCTGAGTTATTAGGAATCAACGCGGCGGCAAGAACTACAACTGTTAAACCAGCAGGTACAACTTCATTAACTTTAGGAACGTCATCAGGTATCCACGCATGGCACAATGATTATTATGTTCGTAGAGTTAGAGTTGGTAAGAACGAAGCAATCTATACTCACTTGAAAGAAAATCATCCTGAGTTAGTTGAAGATGAATATTTCAGACCCCATGATACTGCTGTGATTGGAATACCACAAAAAGCACCCGAAGGTTCAATTTTGAGAAACGAATCTCCAATTCAACTTCTTGAAAGAGTTAAGAAAGTTCAACAAGAGTGGATTAAACCAGGACACAGAACTGGTTCAAACGCACACAACGTTTCTGCTACAATATCAATCAGACCACACGAATGGCCTGCAGTAGGAGAATGGATGTGGGAAAATAAAGAATCATACAACGGACTTTCAGTACTACCTTACGATGGTGGAACTTACATTCAAGCACCATTTGAAGATTGTACAAAAGAAAAGTATGAAGAATTGATGAAGACACTCCACGATGTAGATTTATCAAAAATCGTTGAGATGGATGATGATACAGATTTGAGTGGTGAAGTAGCTTGTGCTGGTGGAGCATGTGAAGTAACATTAGTATAATCTATGAAAAATAACCAAAACGGTGGGGTCAAGACTAAAAAACTTGACCCTACTTATTTTTATGAGGAAAACGGTCGAAAAGTAATGACCGAAGCATATCACATTAATCGTGGGTATTGTTGTGGTAATGGATGTAGACATTGTCCCTATGAACCAAAAGCTCAAAAGGGAAATACTACAATAAAAAAATAATCAAAGTATATTTATCACTATATGGCAGACGGGATTACATATGGTATAAATTTTCCTTTCAGAGATTCTAGAAAGGGTGATTATTTAGCACTCACGGAATTTGAGACACAGGAAATAAAAGCCGACCTTATACATTTGATTCTTACTCGTAAAGGGTCAAGATATTTTTTACCTGAGTTCGGAACAAGAATTTACGAATTTATATTTGAACCATATGATGGTTTAACATTCGATGCGATTGAATCCGATATCAGGGATGCGGTTTCACAATTCATGCCTGAATTATTATTAAACAATATTACTATTGAACCAGCAAACATCGATGATGAGGTTCCACCAACAACAAGTAGGACTGCTGCTGACCCAAGAATGTACGACATTTATAGAGTACCAGGGAAAGGAACTGCAGAATATACTGCTAAGGTGAGAATAGATTACTCAACTGAAAGGAATGCATTTGGACAAAGTGATTTCGTTATTATCAATATTTAAGATAGATGGCAAATAGAAAAATATCATACGCAACAAGAGATTATCAGGCAATAAGAACTGAACTACTAAACTATGTAAGAACTTACTATCCTGAGCTCATTCAAGACTTTAATGATGCATCTGTCTTTTCAGTATTTCTAGATTTGAATGCTGCTGTTGCGGATAACCTCAACTATAATATTGATAGAAGTATTCAAGAAACAGTACTTCAATATGCACAACAAAGGTCTTCAGTATATAACATCGCGAGAACATATGGACTTAAAGTACCTGGTCAAAGACCATCGGTTTCTTTAGTTGATTTTTCTATTACAGTTCCCGCTTTTGGTGATAAAGAAGATGAAAGATATCTTGGTGTATTAACAAGAGGTTCCCAAGTTGTCGGAGCGGGTATTGTTTTCGAAAATATCCAAGACATAGATTTCGCCTCACCATATAACTCTCAAGGATTTCCAAATAGACTAAAAATACCAAACTTCAATGCAAATAACGTATTGATTAATTACACTATAACTAAGAGAGAATTAGTTGTTAATGGTATTACAAAAGTTTTCAAAAGAGTTATCACACCTAATGACGTAAAACCGTTCTTTGAGTTATTCTTACCTGAAAAAAATGTTCTCGGTATAACAAGTGTGTTATTAAAGAATGGTACTGAGTATACAAACGTACCTTCAGTTGCAGAATTTTTAGGTGCACAAAATAGATGGTATGAAGTAGACACATTAGCAGAAGATAGAATATTCGTTGAAGACCCTACAAAGGTATCAGACCAACCAGGAATTAAAGTTGGTAGATATATTCAGACTGCGAACCGTTTCATAAGTGAGTTCACTGCGGAAGGATTCAAAAAAATGACTTTCGGTGGTGGTACAAATACAGCCCAAGATGCTTTAAACGAATTTACAACGCTTGGCGTTACTGCGGACATTCAAAGATATTCCAATAACATCTCGTTAGGTTCAACCCTTTCTCCAAATTCTACTCTATTCATTCAATATAGAGTTGGTGGTGGATTGGCAACAAACTTAGGTACTAATGTTATCAATCAAATTGGAACTGTTTCATTCTATGTTAATGGTCCTTCAGAATCTACAAACTCGTCTGTGGTAAATTCCCTGAGATGTACTAACGTAACTGCAGCTATCGGAGGTGCTGGTGTACCTTCAGTTGAGGAAGTAAGAAATTACGTTGCTTACAATTTCGCAGCACAAAAAAGAGCGGTAACAATTAGAGATTACGAATCACTAATCAGGACAATGCCATCTGAATATGGTGCGCCCGCCAAAGTATCAATCACAGAAAACGATAACAAGATTCTAATCCAATTACTGTCTTACGACACATCTGGGAAGTTAACAAACATGGTTTCGAATACTTTGAGACAAAACGTTGCGACTTATCTATCTAACTACAGAATGATGAATGATTATATATCTATTCTTTCTGCAGAAGTAATTGATTTGAGTTTTGAGTTCTCGATTGTTTTGGATTCAGCACAAAACTCGGGTCAAGTTATATCATCAGTTGTTGATAGAATCGCAGCTTATATGGACCCACAAGTTAGACAACTTGGACAAAACGTTAACTTATCTGAAATTAGTAGTTTGGTTCAAAACGAAAATGGAGTTCTTTCTGTTACAGAGATTAAAGTATTCAATAAAGTTGGTGGTCAATATTCATCAGCTGAGACTTCAATGGAATACTTAGACCCTGAAACAAAACAAATTTTACCTGTAGATAATACAATTTTTGCACAACCTTCTCAAGTATACCAAATAAGATACCCTGCAAAAGACATCAAAGTTAGTGTTAAGAATTTCCAATCCACAACATTTTCTTAATTAGTTTATTTAATTCTGATTTGACTTATTTTTTAAGATGTGTAATTGTGTCCTTGGAAAATTACACTTAAACTATTTATTGCATAAAGAATTTGATGGGGCAGTCCTATAGAATTAGAACAGAGTTAGGGGTTAACAAAACTTTAAACGTACAATTAGAACAAGATTTTGAATTTTTAGAAATCTTGTCTTTGACCATACAACAAACAGATGTTTACACAAGAGCATGTGCGGATTATGGTGTGGTTGTTGGTAGGGTAACTGCTAACAATGGACTTGGTTTACCTAACGCAAGAGTTTCTGTTTTCATACCAATACAGCAAGTTGATGAGTCAAACCCTGTAATTACAAGTATCTACCCATATAAATCGCCAAACGATAAGAATGAAGATGGTTATAGATATAATCTATTACCTTATGAAGCTTCTTACACAGGACACGCCGCCTCAGGTACATTACCTACAAGAACAGACGCTTTAACAGGAGCAACGGCAGTAGAAATTTACGACAAATACTATAAGTTCACTTCAAAGACCAATGATAGTGGAGACTACATGATTATGGGTGTTCCAACAGGAACACAACAATTAGTTATGGATGTTGACTTATCTGATATAGGCGAGTTCTCTTTGACTCCACAAGACCTTATTAGGGTGGGTAGGGCAACAGAGGGACAAGTTGCTGGTAACAGATTTAGAACTTCTACTGATTTAAATTCACTTCCTCAAATTGTTAATCTTACAAAAAGCCTTGAGGTTTCTCCGTTATGGGGAGACCCCGATGTTTGCCAAATTGCAATCAACCGTGTCGATTTTGATTTAAGGGATGATGCAAACATAGATATTCAACCTACAGCAGTTTTCATGGGGTCACTTACATCGACAGCTGACCAGATGAGAGTGAGAAGAAACGCTAAGCCAAGGGATAATATGGGTAATCTGTGCCAATTAACAACAGGACCTGGTCAAATTTTAGCTCTGAGACAAACAATTCAGCAAGACCAAGATGGAAATCCAATATTGGAACAGTATGAGTTAGAACAAGCGGGAAATGTAATTGATGGTAATGGTGTTTGGTTGACTGAATTACCAATGAACTTGGATTATATAATCACAAATGAATTTGGTGAAAGGGTTATATCAAATGACCCTACAGTTGGAATTCCAACCAAAGGAAGGTACAGATTCAAAATCAAATGGCAACAACCACCAACACTAACAGAACAGACAAGAAGACCATATTTTTTGATTCCTAACGTGAAGGAATACGGATGGAATATACCAAGCCAAGACCCAAATATTGCGACAACAGCTAATCAAATTCAAAAAGATAAACTCAATAGTAGTTATTATTTTGGATTAGATTGGTCAGGGTATACTCAAGGTTTTACAGGCCAAGAAGAAATTGATAGATTAACTGAAATCATAAATTGTGAAGATACTTTTTATGAATTTATATTTAATAAAGTTTATACTGTTTCAAGTTTCATTGACGAGTTTAAGAATGGTGCTAAGGGAAGATTTGTTGGTATTAAAGAAATTGATAGTCAGGAATGTGAAAGTACTGTAAATAAATTCCCTGTAAATGATGGGTTCAGAAATTTTGACTTCTTGTATTTCCTATTTGCATTAATTATTCAGATTGTACAATTAGTCGGGGTTCCTTTGTTGATTGTATTCCATTTCATAGCCTTTCTTTGGAACAACTTTGCAGTCCCTTTTTTAATTTTAATAATTGCTTATTTCTTCAGACAATCAATCATTAACTTTGCAATTGCAGCACTTTCATTCCCTTCCGTTGGTCAAATTCCTCAATTCATTATAAATGGTGTAGTTAATTTGATAATTGCAATTGTCCTAATAACACAATTTAGAAAAATTACAAGATATAGGTTCGGTAAAATAAAAATACCAATGATTCAATACCCTGATTGCCAAGCCTGTGAATGTGAACCAGAGGAAACCGCAGAAGGTGGTGGAGTTAACGCTACTTCCGCTTTAAGTCAATTATCAAACTCAGGTCTATACTATACAAAAATAAATGAAGTTACTAAGGCAAACAGATTCGAAGATGTTGAAAATGATGATGGATTACCAACCGAAGAAGATGCTGCGGTTTTAGCGACCGTGTTTAGTCAGGCTGTTGCTGGAAGAGTAGATAATAAAGATACTAACAATTACAAGACACTTAAATCTGATACTTTAAGACTACCGAACAGCGGTTCTTCAGGTAGACAAGTTTTCGCATATTCAGGTGTTAAGATTGGTAGCAGACCAGATTATAGCCCACTTCCTTTTGGTGAAAGAATTAATATTTTCAATCAAAGAAAGAAATATTTTGATGGTATAAATAAAATAAGTGTAAGTTTTAATTACTCAGGAAATCAAGGTAAGAACCACTTTGATAATACAATTACAATTCTTACAGTTCAAAAATTTGAAACAGGTTCGTTATATACCTTTGTAGACCCTTTATCAAGTCAAGACGTTAATTTCACTTACACCGCTCAAACGGGTAATAATTTTATAACAGGAATCAGTGGAACTCCTAAATACGTTGGCTCTACAACAATAAACGTTACATATTGTAACCCATCCAATCAAACACAAGCCTTATCGTTACAATACTTTTTAAACACAGGGACAACTGTTAGTGATTATAAATTCCCAATGGATGTGGAATATTATCAGGTTTTAACTGCAATAACCGTTAGTGAAGCTGCTAAAATTTGGAATATATCAAACGATAATACCTTTGCGGGATTATTGAGTGGATGTACCGAAACAATATATAATGTAAGAAAGAATTTTCCTGGAAGTTGGGCACAAGAATCCCGAGGACCAACTTTTTGTTTGGCGAATACTTTTGAAGATTTTAGTAATCAATACATAACAATCTTACAAAGAGGTGTTGACCCATACTCGCCTAAATTCAACAATAAGTATGGTATTGGAAAAATATTTGGATTAGCCAATGAAAATGATTTGGTAATTACCGCTTCAACAAGATTGAACATTCCAATACAACCAATAAGTTCTGGATTATCGGTGCAAAATCATAGGATACAAAATAATATATTTTACCCTTCATATTTTTGGGAAGCAACAAATTCTTTTTCTTCATTCACAACTTCAATAGTTGGGTATTATAGTGCATTTGATGCCAACAATTCTACATCTGGTGACGACACAAAAATATTTGATTCTTTAACGGGTGTTGTTTCTAAAACATCTAACCAATCTTATTATAGTTTACAGTCTTCAAAATACTACGATTTATCGGAAGATTTATCTGGCGTTGGAATTATATATACGGATTTAAACAAAGGTAAAAAACCTAAGCAAGTTGAAATGACTTCTTATTTCCCAAGTCTTTATGGTTCATTTACAGCATCTCCCTTAAGTATCACATCCAAAGTTAACAATGTTATGAGAACGGATAGACTTCCTAATTCAGATTACTTAGACGGAAGTGGGTGGGGTACAAATACTAGAGATGGTCAAAGCGCTGCGGCACTCCAACAAAATTTAGGATTTGCAACTTATTTTTTAAATACAGATACCGATGATTTTACATCGACACCATATGATACTGGCGCCGATATTGTTAGTCCTGATATTGAAGGTCAACTTTACGAGTCTGAGGTTTTAACAAGTTTGAATACATGTTCAAACATGGTTGGATTGGGATGTTATTCAGGATTTGGTTCTACGTTTGGTATTAATGTAGTCTGTAAGCAAACTGACCCAATACAAAATGGTTGTTATGTAATGATGGTCAGACCCCTTTTAGATTTGGGTAAAGACCTTAAAACATGGTCTGAGTGGGGTTTTAGATTCAGATTTTTCTATGGTTTGTGTCGAGGAGTTCTATCACAATCATTTACAAACAATTGGATTAACGGAACATTATTTGCATTCCCTATCCAAGTAGATACGTTTTATGATAAACAAAACAAACCTAAACCACCAATCTTTGCAAAAGAACTAGTATATTTTGATAGTAAAACAAATAATTTCTATTATAGAAGTTCACCTTGGCAAGGAGATGTTAATTCAGGTCAGTTTATAGGAAGACCACTTACTGGACAACCAAGACCTTTGCCATTTCCACAAACACCTGTTGTCCTGAGAGAACCCGTTAACAAAAGAAATTTGTTATTCCCAACAACAATTATCAACTTGGGATACAAAGATTCTTTCTATCAAGAAATAATATTTGACCCATCGGCAAGAGCTTATATAATGAAGTCTCTGAATCCTACGAGTTATTCAGACACTTCCGATTTAGTCAATTTGTTTGTTATTTCTAGAATCACGGACGAGACTTTCCTTAGAAGATTATTTGCAGGATTCAATCCAAACAATAATTTGAATCAATTATTCTCAAGACCTCAAAAAAGAATAGATGGAGACTTGGCACAAGCCCTATCTATAAATTCAGAGTATGGTGTTATACCGTTTTCACCCGAATATTACGCGATTACGGGACAAGTAGGTCAACCTGTTGTTGTTGCTGGAACTTCAGCAAATCCTGCTATTGGAGTATTCTTTTCATCAACCACTGAAGATTTACAAAATAAAGATTTTGTATCACCAGGTATTATAGATTTCAGACCTACAAATAACATAAACGCAATAACCTACCCTTTTGAATTGAAATCTCAAAAGGTACCGTTTTATCAGTGGGGATTGTCTGGTGCAACAGGTGGTATATTCGGCTCTGAAGGAAACAATTGGAAAACAGATATTGGAAATGGTATTACATCTTACCGTTATCAAGCATTGAGTAGAAGATTTACCGCGTCACCAGCATACTTTAATAGTGGATATAATAATGTTGGAGACATTTATCAAAGAGGATACATATTTGCCGTAGACCAAAACCAAAACTACGCAGTTTATCAGGCTCAGGCAGGTACTTACTCAACAATGTTTATGGTGGGTGCTCCTTATCAGTTTTATTTCGGTGTTATTAAAGGAGAGAGTGCACTCGATAAATTCAAAACAAAGTATTCTATAGATGAATAACTACACAATAGTTCCAAGTAATCTTAGATATAAGAGTGCTCCTTTTGTTGACTCAGAAATTTCTTTGAGTTTGAATTCTAAACAACAAGAAATTACAGAATATGAAAGAAGTCAAACCCTTTCCTTGGCTCAAATTTATGATGATGAGAGACAGACTTGTACTGTATATAGACCAACATTCAAAATAAGTTATTTATACGCCAACACTTACACTGGTACAACAACATACATTCCTTTTAGAAATAACCTTTATTTGATTGATAATGAAAATTCAGTCGTTTCAGGAATTTGGAAAGGATATCCACAATATTATGAATTTGATTTTTTCAGACCTGATGTACAGGACCAACATATATCATACAAAGCAAAAAGTGCATTAACCTATAATTGGATGTATTATCTAACACATGACTTTGAAAATCAATATAACAAACAACTAACTTATTATTCTAACAATACACCAATCAATTGGGTTGCTGGTGACGGTATTCCATTTGAGATTTCCAATTCAGAGTTCAGAGGTAATAGCATTATCAGATTTAATTGCATTGCACCCCACGGAGTTTTGCCAAACGAATACGTTGAGTTGTCTTTGAGTTACAGAAACAATAGTATTTTCCAAGTATTATCTGTGGGTAATGGTAAAGTTAATAGTGAGCCTTATGTTTTTAATGTTTTAAATGTTGGATATACAGGAAACACATTCAACAATGGAACAAGAGGAACTTTTAAAAGAATTTTGAATCCTGATAATTTATCGGAGACTAGGTCAAAGTATTATGTAAAAAGATTGAAAGTTTTAACAAACACTGAGGACTTAATCGTTACAAAGGCTGGTTTCGAAAAAAATGTTTTTAGCGAAGAAAAAAAATATCAATTTAGTTCTCTGACCCCAAATAATTTATCAAGGGTAACTCAAAAGACGAGCAGTAATGCTTATTCATTTACGGTTGCATATGATTTAGATTTGGCGGGTATTAAAGACAATCAGAACAGACCTATTAGCGTAATTAATCTTTCAATTATAAACAAAGGTTATTCAGGATATTTTAATCAACCAAACAACGGAATTGGACTCAAACAAGGATGGGAATTCAATCTCTCAAAAACCTTGAATCCATGGTGGGATTTGAACAATACCAATTCAAATTCTAATATCCAAACATCTGCATATACTCGTACAAGTGGTGCAACAAAAACTTTCTACTACAATTTAGATTTAAAAAAGGGAGACATAATTGATGGGGATTTTTGTGAATGGAATGATTATACTCAAGTTGAAAGAGTAGTATCGCCTTATTACCATAAGATGAAATTTAATCAAACCGTTTTCCAAACAACAAATACTTCTGATTCCAATTCTCCTGGTTTTTATTATAAACCACATGTTCCAATAACCCTAAGGGTTTTTTCAGATTATATTGAGACGGGAAATGTTGAGACAGTAGACGGAGTTCCGAGTTGGTCGTTTTATTCAACTCAGGACCAAGAATTTAGGTGGAGGGATTTATATTCGTATGGGTTTATTGATGAACAAAATAGAGGGGTTGACTACCCATTTTTTAACACAGCCCAATACCCATTTACCGATGAGGTATTTAGATTAATACCCGAAGGTGTAAACTATAATGAAGAACTTGATGGAGTTCAAGATATAACAATTAAACCGTTGATAGATGGATGTGAATAAATTTCAAATATTACGTCAAGGTGGTGTTAGTAAACAAATTAACATACCAATTGAGTTAACTTGGGACTATAACGGTCTTGATGACGCTATTGACGAATATGAAGTAAAAATTATTGAGGAGGTTATTGGTAAAGGTCGAGACTTTGAGGTTTCAAGATTCAGTCACGCGCCACATAATAGTCCATCCATATACATCAATACTACAACGGGACAAATAGGAAATGGTAATTCTCAATCAGTTCCAGGTCAATCAGAAGCCACATTCGCAAACTACGAATTTTATTTTTACTCAGGGGGGTCAATTAATGACTTAAACAATTGGGAAATAAATTATTTGGGAGAAGGGTTCTCGCCACAGGATTTATATTACTATTCCAACTCATTTACAAATTCATTTTTTAAATTGGATTTGTACGACACACCTGACGAAAAGAGACAAACAAATTACGTAACTCTTATTATACCAACACAACAAGGTCTAAAGATGGATGCACAGATGCAAAGAACTGTGGTGTCTGTTCATAAACCTGAGTTTGTTTTGGACTTCAACGGGGATAAAGAGGGATTCTTTATCTATTGGTTGAAAAAAAGAAATTTTTTAAACATATCAACTTTTTACATGTCTGCAAAGTTCTACAACGCTAGGACTGGTCAGTTTACAAAGATGATGACGGGTAGAGGTTGGGACCCATCAAGTTCTACACCTCCATGCCAACAACAGTGGCCAAGTTATTTGACCATTGATAAAACTTTGGGACCACAAGCTTGTATGTCTGCGGGGGAAAGATTCACTTTTGATAATACCCAATACTTCTACTACACCGTACAGTTGGATTATCCAACACAAACCTATCAGATATATAACACATTCGGTCAAAGGGTCGGGACAAACATTCCCATAAAATGGTATGAATATATTAATCCATGAGTCAAGATTATTACAAATATATTATCTCACCTGAGAACGTTAAAGGTGATTTAGCGGTTGTAAATTACAGCGGTACACCCGTGGGTGTCTACTCAGCAATGACTCGTGTTGTGAGTTCAGGACCTGGTGGTTCATCTTTACTCAAACAGGTTTCAATCCCAGTACTATTAAGACAAAGTGCTGTAGACGCAGGATATTATTCACCGTTTGATGGGGCTGTTCTACAAAAAGATGTTGTTACAAGTTTCCTTTTTTCAGCAACAACAGGGAGTCCTATGACTTACTACGTTTACAATACATCAGAACAATTTGCCAATTATTTGGCTTTATCATCCTATAGGGTTGATTGGGGAGACAATTCACCCAAACAAACTATAACGACGTATTCACCAAATTTTATACCTCACACTTATCCAACACCACCACCAAACTCATCTAAGGTTTATAAAATAACTTTGGAACAAATTAATCCATGGGGTGTTAACACTGTGACTAAAACAATCACAGTACCCTATAAAAA